CAGAGCTATTTAAATAACATGCAGACCCTGCTTGTGTTGCACCAGTACCTTGATACCATATCTCAGCACCCTTACCGTATTGCCCAGCAGCTGTTAATCCGCCGTCATCTACCTTAATACTCTTTGCAATAACTCCTTCATTATCATCTACTTCTAACTTAGGTAGACCAGACACATCGTTTACGCTGAACAGCGTACCAGTAGTTGATGTATCTACTTGGAAAAGATCGTATGTACCGTCGTGGATTGTAAACGTATCCGCAGTGCCTGTTGGGTCGAGCTCGATATCGAGATTAAAACCGTTAGTGTCGATGGTTCTGTCAGCTGTGAGAGTCTGGTCTGCACCGCCTAATCCTCCTCCACCACCAGACGGCGTATCGATCCAAGATAGATCACCAGTAGCGTTAGCCTCAAGAATTTTGTTTGCAGCACCTGGTGCAGCATTGGGAAAAGTAATAGTGTAGCTAGCGGTGATTTCAGACTTAGGCTTTAAGTCTACATATTGAGCGTTATCTCCATCGCTCAGTCTTATCCCGTTGGCTGACCGAGCATCAAAAACTCCATTAGCATTATCAAACTGATGGCTTACATTATTAGAGGAGTCTGAAAACTGAACAACACCATCCTTGAATCCTATACGGTTAGTGTTTCCGTTTAGATCATATGTCCTGACCGAACCAGACTGAGTAAGGTTATCGGTAGCTAAGTTATCGACTACCGCATCACCTTCTACTAATATTTTCTTCCAGGTCGCCATTTATTGTTTAGGCCTTCTCTAGCTTAAGTTCATTTTTTTCTTCGAGCTTCTGAAGACGACCGAATTCTTTGTCAAGCTTAGACATCAGTTCAGCAACGACAGGAGCATCTCCAGCCTTAATGTTGGCTGTCTTAACAACCTCTGAGAGGAAGTAAACTTCGTTAATTTCTAACTTCATTTTAATTGAATTTATGGTTTAAAATTATTTAGCCTTCAGTTGATTCTGAAGTTTTGTTACTACATCTGCCAACAAAAGTACGTCTTTTCCATCAAAAGTACCATCGTGAAGGCACTTTAAAATAAACGTAATCTCTTGTTGGGTCAGAGTGTCAGTGGTAACCCCACCGACAGCCCTGCCCTTACCAAGAATAGACATTAGTCAATATAGATCCAAAGACCTTTTGTTCCGCTTGTACCAGCGCTATTGTAGTACATGGCTCCAGTCACAGGGGTTGAGGATGGGTCAGCAACTCCTTTGTCAAGAACAGCAACACCGTGCTGAATTGACGAGCCAGTGTCTCTGACTTTCCATCCAGCAACCGTATCTGAAGCAGAATCATACCAGCGGAATGAAGCGAAGTTTGCTTGAGAAGCATCAGAGGCGACTCTAAGACCAGCAGTGTTCGCAGCGGCTGCAGTAGTACTACCAGAAGCAAGAGTGATAAACTGATCTTCAACGTTCAAGACCTGAACATCAATTGTTTCAGAAGTCCCGTTAACTTGAAGGTTTGGTACAATCAGCGTATTTGTATTGGCGTTGTACTTCAGGTCAGCGTCATAGTGAACAGATTCGTTTCCATTAGTAGCATTCTCAGAAAGCAACAAGAAAGTAGTAGTATCTGTAGTGGCACTGATTGCCAACTCTGTAGCCGTATCAGCATTACCAGTAACGTCACCAGTGACATTGGCTGCAATAGACGCTGGCAAACCAAATGTGACTTCCTGAGCGCTTACGGTAACATCAACTTCGTTGGTCGTACCCGTGAAAGTAAGCGTCTCGGCGTCGAGGTCAACAGCACTATTGTTAGTACCATCAGTAATGTCGAGATCCGCCGCTGTTACTTGGGCGTCAACATAAGCTTTAATTGACTCAGTAGTAGCCAAAGAGGTAGCGTCAGCAGAAGCAAAGTTGTCTTCGTCTCGGACAAAGAGATCCCCAACAACCCCGCCAATACCCATCTTACCAAGCACCTTACCAGCAACAGCGGCTGAGGCTGAGGCGAGACTTGTATGACTGAGCTGCGCTCTGAAAATACCGTCCGTAGCATCCGTAGCGTCTGGGATGTCAATAGTGATTTGATCTGTTGCCTGAGAAACGACAACCCCAGAATCACCCGTGATAGAAACGGAATCTGTACCAGAGTCAGAATCAGTAAGGTCGATATTAATAATACCTGCTGAAGCGGTTGAAGTTGAAACATTGTACGTGGTGTTTTCACCAGCCGCGCCAATATTCGCTACAGTTGCAGTGTAGAAGTGCGAGTTTGCAGCGTCCCAAGCCAACACCAAGTCGGTAGTTGCTGGGGACTCCTGAGTAAGGGACATATCAACCGACAGAACACCAGCTGTGTCTTTCAAACCAGTTGCAGTGTTAGTGCCAGCCACCAAGCCGATCACATCGGCGATAGCGTCTCTTTTAATTAAATTAGAGTCGGATGCATCAGCAAATACAAACGAATCCAAAAGTGTTGCAACTGTATCTGTAGTGGCGAGAGCCACCGTAGCTGCGTTGTCGCCTTGAATGACGACTCTCTTCCATGATGCTGCCATAGTATACTATTTTATGTTTTTGTTCTTTTCGAAAAGTTGGTACAAATATAGGTTAAATTATGTAACCCCAAAGTAAAGATTGTCATCAGTATCCGCATACATGCCCCCCTCAAAAGCTGTAGGGGGTGACGAGGGGTCAAACCGCTTAAACTCCACAAGACCATCTAGGCTGATCTTTCCCGTCCCCGTTGGGGTGAACTGAATGTCAGACCCGCTATTCGAGTTAACGATAGATCTTGTCGTCCCGTTGTAAAAGACATCAAGGTTTCCGCCAAGCTGTGGGGATGTGTCTTCGTGTACGTTTTCTATACCAGAGCCCGTACCCATAAGGTCCCCTAGGTCCGTCCAACCAGTGGCTTTAGTGGCGATATTGCTGGAGTCTACCAAAAGGTAAAGCTTGCTATCAGCTTCATGATAAACTATAGTAACGTACTCCTTAAGCTGATCGCTTACAGACGTAAGGCCAGTTAAGCCAGCGTCGTTAGCAACCACCCTGACACCGCCCCTCACGAAGTTAGAATCAACAAAAGCTTTTGCTGAGTTGTTATGGCCGTATTCGCCTGCTCTTCCTACTTCAACTGGCATCAGGATATACTTAAGAAATTGTTGTTAAACGCGTTAGTTGAATTGGATTTATAAACACGATAAGTAGCTGAAACCCCGTATCGGTTACTTAAAGTAAAGGTACCTAAATTAGTAAAAGCCCCTATAGTTGGAGACACTCCATCTAAATTCATTGTGCCTATAGTGTCGGTGCCTGGATAGAATATATACATAAACTTATTGCTCGTTTGAACAGTGTATGTATTGGTATCATCTATGCTCTCAGGATAAGCCCCTGTCTTGATCTCTCTTTCGTTACTTCCGTTGTCGTCGCCACCAAACGCTGCATAAACAGTTTGAACGGCGGACTGGGAAGATCCAGTAGTCAAGGCTGTTGTGTCGAAACACACCTGATAAGAGTAGTAATAGTTTATGTCAGAAAAGTCACCAGAGGTGTCGGTTCCATAAGTGCTATCAACAACAATCCTATATTCATGAGGTGTGGCCTCCGCTGTTAAATCAGTAGATCCGTCTGTAGCAACAGTAATTGAGTCCGTGTTTATAGCCAGAGAGATGTTATTTTCAGTGGAGCCGTTCCCTAGAGAACTGAGATCCGTAGTAGAGTTTGGGGTTGTTATCTCCCTATAATTACTTCCTATTTTAACCTGTACAACAGAATCAATCAACGGATCATAAAGCTCATCCCTTCTTACGTCGTAACGAAGAGTAGACTGAACGTCACCATACTCCCTGGTTGTAGAGGTTGTACCCGTTGCAGCAGAAATAGAAGAGTTACTCCTGGTTATTTGTTTATCGCTAATGAGTGGAGGGTCAAAGGCATTGGCTACTGTAAAGACGTTGGCAGTCTGTTCAGTTGTACCGCTAGTGCTGTCTGTTACCCTAAGACGAAAATGAAACACGTTATTGCTTGCCCAAGCTTCTCCAGTACTGTAAACCTTTGAGAGAAGCGAAGCCCCAAAAGTAACCTCAGAAGATGTGTACGATTGAACCGTGGTCCAAGATCCAGTAGGAGTGGAAGTGCTAGTAGATAACTGATACTCAAGAACGGCTGTACCTGTAGCTCCTTGGTTAGCGATACCAAAGTTTATAGAAGATATAGTTACAGAAGATGCATTTGAAGGGTGCTGCCAATCAGGTCCAGAAAGACTAAAGCTAGGGCTTGGGTTAATAGCGTCCGTGAACGCATCAACCAAAAGCTCGGCAGCTGTCTTGCCATTAGCTTGTATGGTATCTCCGTTTTTGTACTTACCGAAAGTCTTAACTATGTTGTTTACCGTGGGCATGTTAGCCACGTAGTTCTGAGTAAAAGTTGCCTCGACCCCATCCGCACCATCCGCACCGTCGGCTCCATCCGCACCGTCGGCTCCATCCGCACCGTCGGCTCCATCTGCACCATCAGCCCCGTCAGCCCCGTCAGCCCCGTCAGCTCCAGGCGCTCCGTCAGCCCCAGCAGGACCTGTGGCACCCGTAGGCCCCTGCGGTCCAGTAGCGCCAGCAGGACCTGCACCGATAGCACCAGCAATAGAAATATTATTTTCAGCAGTAGACGTAAGCGAGACAAGCTTGGTCTCGGCACCGCTTACAACGGAGATATTTATCGTGCCTCCGTTTGAGCTGGATACAGCTATGCTTGATGGTTGGTCTACGCTGATTGGCATTATGTAGTAATAGCTACGTCCTCATTAACCTTAAATGTGCCGTAAATCAAGGTGGTAACAGCACCATCCGCTTTCTCCTGCTCAATATCGTACACATACAAACCAGCATCGATTGCCCTCATAGTAGACGCATCGAAAGTGAAATCGATGTATGTTAGAGATGTTGGATCTGGGGTGGTAGGGCTCGTAGACAACTCAGTGCTAGTGTCGTTGGTGTCAGCGTCTCTAACTTGCATTAGGAATATATCCGTCTGATCGAAGCTAGCAACTGGAGGTGTTGCGTTGTCAGTTAGGGTCAGCCGAAGGGAAAACGTATCTCCCCTCTTGCAAATAATGTCTACCCTTTGGGATGTGTCTAAGTTTATAGTTTTTGCCATCTTATTATCCTAATATTTCTGATGTTATATCCCCTGCTTGTTGATCCTCCCCAAGCTCCCCTCTTTCGCCTTGCCTCTGAGAGATGAGCTTGCTTTGCTCGACAGCTTGCTTCTTGACCCGCTCATCCTTCCTGTCGTCTTTCATTGTTTCGATAGACTCTTTGAAAGAAGTTTCTGATTCAACTTTACTAGAAACAGCTTGAGCCTTTATCATTTCTATCTCTTTTTTAAAGCCGTGCTTTACTTCTTCTAGCTGAGCTTCTAGCTGAGCTTTAAGTTGCATTTCCTGAGCTTTTAGCTGAGCCTCCATCTGCATCTCTTGCTGCCTCGCTTCCGCAGCTGCTTGGGTAGACTGCTGCTGTATTTGAGCTTGTTGCTGAGAGTTCTGCATAGCGGTCTGTTGAGCCTGCATCATTCTTTTTTTACGTCTTACAACTAGTAAGCGCTCAGCCTGGTTAACGTCTTTTAGTTGCCGAACAGCAATTGCATCCTCTAAGTCTATTTCTTTTTGACCTAGAGCTATCTGGATGTTTTGTTCCAAATATTGACGCTCACCTTCCTCCATTTCTTTTACAACACGAACGCCAAAATTATACATGGCTAAATTCTGGAAAGAGCTAAGCACGCCCATATTTTCCTTGCCTATAGCGTTTTCGTAGATCTTGTAAAGAACTGATTCAGGGTGAATAACTTGAACACACTTCACGATGTCACTACAAACCTTTTTATAAAGAACCATAGAGGCGTTTGTAATGTCATATATAGCGTTGTTTGCAGCCGCTAAAGCCTGCTGTCTAACACCTACCAGAGCATCTGACTTCGGTGAAGAAGCATCCATAACCTCATTGACTCCCGTTGCGTCTCGGATCATCTTGAGATAATGGTTATACAAAGTAACAAGCTCGTTTATATTTCGTATGCTGTTACCAATTTCTCTAATAGGCGGGTTCTGAAAGCCTCCTTCTGGGTTCTTGCTTCTGTAATAGAAAACACCCGTCTGCTCATAAATATCATGCAGCTCTAAAGGCTGTAGCTCACCCCCTTTACCTAGCTGAACGTTCTCTAACCCTTCGATGTCGATGATGATGCCATCAGGCTTAGCCTTCGCTACAGCTTGTTGTATCTTCAGGTGGGTGATCTGAAGTTGATCAGCAAACCCAATACAGCTATCAACCATAGACTTTGGCATCATGTCTAACAGATTGGTAGCGCAAACAGAATATGAAAGGTTAGTGCGAGATATATCGTGGATATTCTTAGGGATGTTGTTCTTCTTGCCGTAATCAAATAGGAAGTCCGTCCCCAGGATGTAGCAACCTCCGTAAACGGAGGCGTTTTCAAGCTTGCTTACCTCCCTGTTAAAAACAGAGCTTTTTGGGGTCTTATAGTTTTCTCCTTTAGAGTAAAAACCAACATTTCCGTACTTACTTTCTTTTGATTCGTAGTACTCACAGTCAACAGAAATGAACTCAAAATCAAGTAGTTCAATCATATATTCATCATAACCAAAGTTATTCGTGTTATTGAATCTGTCGTATGAGGATTGACTGAGTTTAGCCGCATCATACCCGTACTTCTTCTGAGCTTTCTGAGCGATCTCTTTATACTGCTCTTCAGTGAACTGATCTCCAGCCATTCTTTTAAGCTCTTGAATAGGGACGTATCTTACATGTCCCGCATAAACCAAGTCGCTAAAATTAGGATCTTCAGTAAAGCTGTGAATAAAGTGAACAGGATCTATGTAGCTTGTTTTGATTCCGTACTGAGGGTCGTTATCTCTTTTGACAACTGCCATCCCAAGTGCGGTTAAATCCCCTACACACCTTCTTAGGATGTTGTCGTTAAAATCATTCCACTCTAGGGTAAGATTTGTGGCTACCTGAGCTGCTATCTCAGAAGAAGACTTGATGTTATTACCAATAAAAATTTCAGCTTCTTCTAGCGTATCTGGAATAGAGTTAGAGTCCATACCTATAATCACGCCAGTTTTTTCCTCTATCTTCTTTAGTTGGTTTTTTGCGCTAATAACCATCTCTAGCTTTCTTCGATCGGCGTCTTTCTCAGAAGAAGAAAGAGGATCTACAGCTTCTAAATTTGGATAGGGGCTTAAAGAGAGGATCTTGTTTGTTACAATTCTTACAAACTTGGGAAGAATAGGGACTGGAGTAAAATCTATATTAAGCATACTTCCATCCCCATTACTAGGGTCTAAAGAAGTAAGAAGGGATCTATATATTCCTGTATCTTGAGTTCCGTTTGCGTACCTACGGTTTCTCTCGAAGGTCTTTTTTCTGTTTCCGTAAATGGAGTTCTGTTGATCCGTCTTGCCCCATTGTTGATATATCGATTTAGCATATTTCAACCCGTACTGGTTCCCCTTCTTCTCTTCAGAGGACGCTAACGGATCTGGAAAGCCAGCAGATTTTTTATTATTACTATACATATGCAGTAGGTGGAGTTATTTTAACCCACTGCAAATATAGTAAAACTACAAGTGCCAGGCTTTTGGCTTGTGAGTCCTAAAAAACTTCTTTTCATTGAAGTCTGAAACAACCCGTTCTTTCTTTTTTGTTTTCTGAGCGGCTAAAAGAGCCAAACCAGAACTGATAGTCAAGTCAAACTTAGTTCTTTTGTCTATTTTGTATCCTATCCAGTCCTCTAGAGTTCTGTTAAACAGCATCTTTCCTATCTCTCCATTTTCTGGGTTGATACCAACATGGTCATGGATAAAAGCTTCAATCGCGTGAGCGTGAGATTGGATTACGTCCTGAGAGTTTGACGGGACGCCCTTTGTCTTTACCGAGACAGAGGAGTTGCCAGTCTTTAGATGATCTGGGCGGGACATAAGATACCCATCATAGCCCCGTGCTTCAAAGTGTCTGGCTATACCATACTTATTGTTTTCTATAAGGAGTGGATAACCATAAAAAAAAGCGCACATAAGAACATCTTCATAGAATATGCTTGCCAGGTCTGGCCGAGAAGCATACTCTACAACGAACATATTAGAGGGCACGTCCATGTTAAACTTATTATACATATGCAAAGCCCCTTTAGACCCCCTTCCGTCTACTGTAGCGTCAAGATCATAAGAGTCAACGCCTCCAACCCCTATGTGTGTATTGGGGGCTACTTTCTTTCCTCTATCTTCAGATCTGTTGTTTCTTAAGTGATCGGGAGGGAGCCAAGCCACTCTAAATCTGCCATTAGGATCAGGAGAAAACACCACCTCTTCATCTTTAACCCTCCATATAAAATTACCTTTTACTACGGGGTCAGGGTAAATACTTTCGTTGTGTTCTATTTGCTGGTATATCTTACCGATGTTGAATAGGCTACCCTCGATACTGTCCCTAAAGGCTTCGTCCTCGGTAAAAGGAAACTGCCTAATTATCTCATTGAGTTCTGAAGGATCATTTCTGAAGGAGTGACGGTCATTCTTAAGGTATGATTTACTTCCCTGGTCTATAACCTCGCCGTCGATACCTATGACGCCACCATGTGTGTGTACGCTTTGGGAAGGATCGTCGATTACTGGTTCTCCATACTTATCGAAAAAACCCTCAAGAGCGTTGTAGGCTGGAATAAAGATTCGGTAAAGCCCAGATCTAGTTCTTCCGTTTTGATTTCTTTCGTTAGGATCAGAGTCATGCCACAACACTCTGTACTCCTCTCCTCCTTTGCTCATGGGGTTCACGGTGCTCCCGACCATCGCTTTCCCTACTATTCGCTTACCAACAATAAGGCAGGTTCTCTCGATCCTCCAGGCTTCTCTGATGTCGCTAGGCTTCTCCCACTTGCCAGCCTCATCGAGGTATAGCATATGTAACTTCTCCCCGTCGTATGCGTTATTCGTAGTGTTCTTCCAGTTTACAACTGAGTTGAGGGCATCTCCCAGTTGAGAAGTTTTATTGTTTTTCGTAATACGCTTGGAAGGCTCCCGAAAAGCAAGCTCCATTCTCGGATTGGTGGTTCCGTCTTGAATAGGCTTGAAGAAAAACGGATAGCTGCGAAATATCGCAACTACTTTCTTCATGAAAATGTTTTCCTGAGCGTCTTTACCTGTCTTTGACTGAATCCCAAGAAGCTTCTCTTTGACTTGGCTAGCTTCGTCAACAAGGACTGAAGAGCAAATATTAGTGTAGCCAGAACGACGACACTTAGTATAAAGCTGACCGAAACAACGAGGATCAGCTTCGCACGCAGCCATGTGGAGAAAGATCTCTTTCTGGAAAGCAAGGTATGATGGATATCCGATATCAATTTTAGACCATTGTAGAAACATATAATGCCTCCCTGTAATATACGTAGGTTTCCCATTATTGTAAAACCAAACACCGTCGCGCCTACGCTGAAACTCCTGCTCGATGTAAGAATGAAACTTCTTTCGAAACTCGGCAGGTTTTTCGAGCCACTCATCCATACCTCGAATCCTTTGCAGGTCTTCGAGCATAGGAATGCGCTTCCACACCTGCATCTCTCTTGGGAGGTCATGGAAGAGAATTTCAGATCGCTTTGGTTTTTTTGGTAAAACAACGAGTAACCCGTGGAGTTCGATAGCTTCTCCTTCTGTACCGTTAGGGTCGATCTTAATCCCTTTAGTTTCATACCCTTTTATGTCGATTAAAGTGGACATCAGTAGCTCTGTCCGTGCTTTGTCATCCTACCTAACGAAGGTACTCCTTTTTTAGGGTTCTTCAGCTCCATTTGATCACCGCAATCGCACTGACCTTCAGGATAATAGACATCCCCGTTTCTAAACTTCATACTTAAGGTCTGAACCGACTTCTCAGCCTTGCATTTTTTGCAAATTAGATCTGGCATTTTTTTAATTTAATTCGTACACCCGACAGGACTCGAACCTGTGACCGTCTGCTTAGAAGGCAGATGCTCTATCCAGCTGAGCTACGGGTGCATATGTTTATCTTTAGATAACCCGCTGTATTGTTTTGATTATCAAAGTTATAGTCGTCCCAGTAAATAAGACCGCTGGGTCTACTTTGAGAATCTTTCTGCAAATCCCCCTGAGTAGTCTTTGTTTTTTTCGATTTCTCCATTTTCGTTTAGCTCTTTAACCATTTGTTCTAACCTCTGGCGCTCCACCAAAAGCTCTTTGCAATCAATAGCGGTTTGCTTTATAGACTGGAGCTCAGCTTTTCTAGAAGAGCCACCAGCTTCTGGATCAACAGGCTTTTTAATCTCTTCGATCATGTTGTCAATAGCAATCTCCATGCTGTTCATAAGCCTTTCAGCGGCACCTATCGTGGTAAACTTTTTACTTCTCGACATACATTAAGTCTTCTGCGCGGGTTCTATAGTACTCAGTCCCGTCAATGGTGATGCGATAATCCATGTTTTTAGCAAATCCTACTACGTCGCCAACCTTTAACCCTAGTTCTTCCACCCAAGGCGGCGTAAAAGAGATCTTCCCTTTTGTGACAGGGTTGTCCTTAAGCTTAACAACATCGATAATAGAAGACTGTTGCTCCTCGTCAACCTCCACTCCTTCGAGAAGAGCCCAGCCCGCCAGCGGATGTATGTCCCCAGTCTTTGCAGACTTGTAAGCAATAGCCTGGTTATTAATGGTATGATTAGGATCGTACCGTACAAGATAGTTATCATCCTCTCCAGTAAGAGGCTGACCATCGTTAATAACAACAAGATGATGGAAATAAAGCGTGTCGCCAACTTCCACTCCTGTATCGTACTTAAAAGGCGTCGCCACCACGGGGCCTTCTGTGATTCTGTTTTTGAATTCATTGAATTTACTGTCTATGTAAAGTTCTAAACCGCTGTCGGTAGTGATCGTGTCGCTGACAAGCTTTTTTAGCTCGACAACAAACAAATCAAATGTTCTCATTAATTAAAAATTTAAGTCAAATTCAAGCATGCAGGGCATCTCGTCGATGGACTTCCAAAGGAGCGTGCCCTCATCGTTTTCAATATACACAAGGTATCGCTTTTTGCCAAATTTGTGAAGGTGATGATCATCTTCCAGTATGGCGGAAACCTCTCCTCTACCAGCCTTCATGCCTACATAATAAGCCATGCCGTCTTTAGGCTCTTTGCCTACTACGATTTTTCTAATAAGTCCTTCCATTTTAGTTTAGGGATATGCCTAAATCACCAAGGAGGTCGTCTAATGAATCGCTTTCTTGAAAAGCGCCGTCCATAACCTGCATCAACGTCTCTAGCTCGGACCTACTTTCTAGATTGAAGCTATACATTGTTTTCATTTCTGCGCTTTCATCACCCTCTTCCATAGCATCAAAGTCTATAACACCTACTACTATAGAGGCTAGGGTGCGGTCTTTCATTTCGAACTCCTCGATTGTCTCCTCCATCTTTTTGACGAGAGAGTACATTTCGGCAAAGAAGAGGGTGTCTTTAGGATTCATGATGTAAATTTGTTTAAGTCAAATATACGAAACAATTAGGATGCCCAAGTCAACGGTCAAAAAAACAAGGCTATTTAGAGAGGTATCAAAGCTCCCAGATAAATACGTAAAGAATAACCACTTAAAAAACTTACGTAGTGCAACGGACAGCTTCTTGGATAGCAATCCAGACCTTACCAGGTCATATCTTAACTTAATGCTGTTCTTGTATGATCTAGAGTTCTTTACTATATCGTGGGTAGCAGAGAATTACGGTATGTACAAAAAGAATCTAGCTGACAGGATGATATACCCGCTGGTTGCTTCTGGCTACCTGTATAAACACTTTGATAAGCTTACGCCTTCTCAGACCCTAGAGGATCATCTATTCCGTGATGAAACAAAATATAACTACAGAGTTCGCTATGCGATGTCGCAGAAAGGTAGGCTAGCGGTGCAGCGTTTCTATAACTCACTTTAACGGCCTTGACCTTTATAAGCTTTCCTGTAGTTTTTGCTACGCTTGTTTTTTGACCTCTTAGTCTTAGCGTGAACTCCTGGTCGGCTAACCTTGTTGGCCGCTGGTGCATAGTTGTTTACTTGCTTCGCCATTACATATTCTTATAATAGACTCCTTTTTCGTCTCTGTGAGCACTTCTAAGCTGTTTTCTATTCTTGCCTGCTTCTTTGTACGAGACATGGATCCAGTCTGGCTCTTCTTCGTCTCCGAACTCCCAGATCATTTGGTCCCAATCAAGGTTGTCTTTGATGTAATTAAAGAGCTCCTTGTTTGTAACCCCACCACACATATGCGCGTCTATATCG